GGCATTTCAAAAGTATTTACATTCCAAGGATATTGATATAATTACGGGATGGAACATCTTCGGTTTTGATATGGAATATATTTACAAACGTGCGCAAATTAACAAGTGCAATTACGACTTTTACAACTTGGGAAAGCTAAAAGATATTGATTCCCAATTGGTGATTAAAAAGCTCTCGTCAAGCGCTTTGGGTGATAACTTTTTGAAGCTTCTTCCGATGAGTGGTAGGTTTATTTTTGATCTCTTTCATGAGGTAAAGAAAGGTTACAAACTGGATAGCTATAAGCTTGATAGCGTTTCAAAGCTGTACCTTGGAGATCAAAAGATTGACATGGCACCAAAGGAGATGTTTGCTCGCTATAGGGAAGAAGATCCTGTTAAACTGAGAGAAGTTGCTGAGTATTGTATTAAGGATACTCTCCTTCCACATAGACTTATGAAGAAACTTTGTATTTTGTTGAACTTGGTTGAGATGGCTAAGGCAACGTGGGTTCCAGTTCCATTCCTTGTGGAACGTGGGCAGCAGATTAAAGTCTTCTCCCAACTGACTAAGAAGGCGAGGGAGCTTGGATTTATGGTTCCGACTATTCGTTATGGTTCCCTCCCTGAAGAACCCTACGAGGGTGCGACTGTCCTTGAAGCTCAAAAGGGGGCGTATTACACACCCATCACAGCCCTTGATTTTGAAGCCCTGTACCCCAGTATTATGATGGCTCACAATCTCTGTTATTCGTCGTATGTAATGGATGAGAGGAAGTATGGTAATATATCTGGTATTGAATATGAGACTTTCAAGATTGGCGACCGCACCTACAAGTTTGCACAGGATGTTCCCAGTCTCTTACCTGCAATCCTTTCGGAGCTTAAGCAGTTCCGAAAACAGGCTAAGAGGGACATGGCTGCAGCTACAGGTTTCATGAAGGAAGTCTACAATGGTAAACAGTTAGCCTACAAAATTTCAATGAACTCTGTGTACGGTTTTACAGGTGCTGGTAAGGGTATTCTTCCATGTGTCCCCATTGCTTCTACTACTACTTCAAAGGGTCGTTCAATGATTGAAGAAACTAAGAACTACGTTGAGAAGAACTTCCCAGGTTCATATGTTAGGTATGGTGACACTGACTCGGTTATGATTGAGTTTGATGTCGGTGATCGTACGGGTGAAGAAGCTATTGCCTACAGTTGGGAGGTGGGTGAGAGGGCTGCAGAAGAATGCAGCGCTCTTTTCAAGAAGCCAAATAATTTAGAGCTTGAGAAGGTATATTGTCCTTACTTCCTTTACAGTAAGAAACGATATGCTGCGAAGTTATGGACAAAGGGTAAGGATGAGAATATGCATATGGACTATATTGATGTAAAGGGTCTTCAACTTGTGAGACGTGACAATACACCCCACGTTCGAGAAGTATCCAAAGAACTTCTTGATGTAATTCTGACTTCAAGTGATCCTGGTCCACCCAAGGAGCTTGCCAAGGAGAGAGCTATTGAGCTTCTTTCGGGTGATGTACCAAATCAGAAGCTTATTTTGAGTCAAGGTCTATCCGATTCTTACAAAGTTGGGGGTAAATCTGTATCTGTAACAAGTTCAGAAAGTGTTAACATTAATCAATCTCATGTGCAAGTAGTCACTAAAATGAGACAAAGGAAACCTGGTTCAGAGCCACAATCTGGTGACCGTGTACCCTACCTTCTTACTAAGACTGGGGATCCAAAGGCAAAGGCTTTTGAGAAGTCCGAGGACCCAAAGTATGTTGAAGAGCATAACATCCCCGTAGATTACCACTATTACTTCCTCAATAAGTTTTTGAATCCTGTGTGTGACCTTTTAGACCCACTCTATGATAATGTCAAAGAGGAAATCTTTGGTGAAATCATTAACCAACATAAACCCGTAAAACCTCCCAAGCTTCCCTCCCTGAGTGGCATGAAGAAGGAGCAACTGATTGCTGAATGTAAACACCTTGGTTTAGAAGATACAGGTACACTCGCTATTTTGAGGGCTCGGCTTAAGGAAGCAAGAACAAAGGAGGATTCCGTTGAAGACTTATTTAAAAATTATAATCCAGTAGAAGTTAGGAATGAGTCTGTATGATAATGTTGTAAAGCTTATGGACGAATCTCTTGAAGAGCGTATAAATGTTGTGGTGAATGAGTATGCCGAAAAAATATCAAAAAAACATGGCATTCCATTGGAACAACTTTTAAAAGATATTCCAGAGTCTTATACGATTACTACGTGTAAAGGTACTAAAAACAATGGGCAGAGATGTGGGTTTAAGGCATTTGAGAATGGGTATTGTAGACATCACGCCTCACAGGGTCATCGTGTATGCCAAAGGGCATTTTCAAGTACAGGAAGTATTCATAATCACGGACCTGAGATCATGTTTGTAAGAGGGTGTCCCGGTTGTGAAGCTTCAAACGGGCTTATAGATTTGGGGGTTTAATATAACAATGAACAAAAACGATATTCTACTAACAGCAATAAACAAATTTTACGATGAAGAGAAGAATAAAACTATACTATTAAAAATTTTAGACAAGTCCAGTGGTATCAGCCTTCGCAATTTGGAATGGTTTATCACAAACTACGCTAAGAAGAATCACACCGCTTATCAGACTGGTGATGGTAAATTATTCACTGTTCATTGTGCATATAAATCCAGTCTTAACGGTTACAGTAAACAACTGTTTGATCCATTTTGTAGATCACAGAAGTTTGCATACACAGTTCCGGGAACATCTCATGAAATCCATACAACTTTGGCACAGTTGAATTTCATCAAATGGTGTATCAAGAATAATATTATTGACTATATAAACAATCACCGAGATACTCTATTTAGTAAGCAAGTGACATAAAACCATTTGAAAATACAAATGTTTGATAGCCTGTGTAGTACATATTTAATGAAAATGTTTCAGTTGTAATGTCAATCGGCTGTGAAGTATCCAATTTAACTTCAATATTAGTTTTATCGGATTGTAGCCAATAAAAATCCAAGTTTCCCGATGGTTCCACATTTATCGGATTCAACGAGAAACTATACGTATATACATTTCTAATTGGTCTTGCCAATCTTTTTTGGAATGGAATGAGATATTTGAAATATGAGTGATCTGTTTTTGTTACATTTGGAAGTTTATTTCCATTTATGTTGAAACTTGCTTCGGACATAAGAGGATAAAAGAATGTATTCTCACCTTGAAAATCGAGGGACGAAGAAAAATTGAAACGATTTTGGTACAAACGTTGACCAGCGACAGATGCACCGTATGGACCTATAGCATCACTTTCATCTTCAAATATTGTATTCCTTAAAAACCAGTGAATGCACTTTACAGGAATGTTAGGAACTAAGTTATTCCTTATAACGTCTCTATTTAGATCGCTAACAATCACGGGGTGTCGACGTACAAGATCTGTTATAAACGTCTGGTCTTTACTCGTCAGAAAGATTCTCTCTTCTGGACTTACAGTTATTTCTTCAGTGATTATATTAAACTGAGGTAGAGTTACAACGTCAGTTGTTTCTGTAAAGAACTCTTGTTTATGGAACTCAAACTCAAACTCTATTTTCTGTTTATAAATTGAACACACGGGGAAATAGGGTCTATTAGGACTATTTGACGAATATTCATCGCTTGCAAACTTCCTCGAAAAGAAGAAGTGGATTGGAATAACCAAATCTGAACTATACCTCGCTACAGCAATATTATCTGGTGCATCATCAAAGCCAAGGTTTCTATTTACAAGAAATCGATTTGCAACTTTTTCAGACATTTCTAAATAAAGCTCATCATATATAATACCCCAGTCATCATATATCTTCTCTACCTCAATGTCATCTACATACATTGTTACACTTTTGAGAAGATGTCTACCCAATTGATCCGCGTAGTTTCCATCGCTTATAGCGGGCATTGTTACACTCAAGTACATATTACTCAATAGATCGCCCATATTTCGCGGATTAAATTCAACTTTAATTGTTTTATTAAAAGGCCACCCCGGGGCTGCATTACCAGGTTGAATTACATTACGACTCCTATGATATTTTCTAAAATCGGAGTGAGCACGATTATTGGTATAATTAAAGAATGATTCTTCTGGATCATCGGAAAGCAAGTGAGTGTCTTGCTTTCCGATAGCTTTGAGCGAAATTTTCGCAGCTTCACCCATACCTATCTATTGTCTACATATTTTTAATATCCATTTTCCACATTTCAATGTGACTTGTATTTTTCATCACCTCAAGTTCTTCCTTAGCCTGTTTAGACTCCTTGAGAAGATCCTTGACAGATTCCTCTGTGTATTGCACAGTCTTGATGTTGAGAAGATAGTCATAAGTACCACCAATTTTGGGGAAAGTCTGTGCCAACTCTGCCTCCAATTCCTGTTTCTTACGTTTGAAGACCACGATATCACCTTCAATAACCATAGTGACAAACTTTGATTTGTATCCACACATGGTAGCCCTTGTTTCAAGAACCTTGATGAGGTGTGCCTTTCTCTTCACATAGTGATCTTCGCGCAGTTCCACAAAGTCCTTGAGAATCTCTTCCGGACTCGAGTATTTGTGGATTCCCCTCGTGGGGTGGAAAAGATGCATATTTGATACACGGAACGTCTTCCTCAATTTTAGATCCTTGAGGAGATCTTTTCCCGTGTAATCTTCAATTTCAAAATGAACATCCTCCGTTGTGGAATTATTCGTAAATCCACCAATCAACTTCTTTTCAACGAGACCTTCGAGATATTCCTTGTAATCCTGTGTCCAACGTCCTGGTGGTAATTCAGTGACCACGATATTCATCCCTTTCCAATTCCACACACCTTCCATCATCCATGTATCATCCTCCTTGTGTACTTTCCCCTTGAATCCCTTGAACCACGGTCTCATGGGTACAACTTGTTTTCCGTCCAAGATCCTTCCAATGTTATCCTTAATATCCCTGGGATTGAAGGGTGGGACATAACAACTGAAACCTGTACCAATACCTTCTGAACCATTTACGAGAACCATAGGGATAGTTGGCATGTAAAAGTCTGGTTCAATTGACCGTCCATCATCATCCAAATAGTTTAGAATCGCATCATCACGAGGGTCAAAGATCTTCCGAGCTTGCTTAGTCAGCTTCGTGAAGATATATCTCGTTTGAGATGCATCCTTACCTCCCATGAGACGGGTACCGAACTGTCCACAAGGTTCAAGGAGATTGATATTATTTGAACCCATATAATCATTTGCCAACTTCACGATCGTATCTGCGAGGGATACTTCACCGTGGTGGTATGAACTTTTTTCAGCCACAAATGCAGCCAATTGTGCAACCTTCATCTCATCTTTGAGATTCTTTTGGAAGCAGGAGTACATCACCTTGCGCTGGGAAGGCTTGAGACCATCCGCTACGTGAGCGATGGAACGCTTGAGGTCTGCAAGTGAGAAGTTCACGAGATCCTTATGAACAAAGTCAGTAATGTTCAACTGCTTCACATAACCATAAGGAACTTCAAGTTCTGTTGGATCTTTCGCGGTACTTTCAAGAAGCCACATTTTACGATCATCAGCCTTCTTTTTGTCAAATGCCAAGACAATAGACTTATCAGTCATGATGTCATGTTCGAATTTGACAGTGAGATCTTCAATTTGTTTGAAATACTCACGCGCCTCCTTAGAGGTTGAAGTACCGAGACCCTTGTAGTACTTAATGCGCCACCCCTGTTGTCCATTTCCATACCAGTTTCTGAATGCAGAATCTGTGTAAAATGACTTGGTTTGGGAAGCCTTCGTAGCCTTAATAATTGGTGTTACCATAGATACCACGAAACCCAATTTGAGGAGGCTCGGCCAGAAGTAGTGCAGTTGATTAAGGATCAGTCCTTTGATGTGCGAACCATCGTTATCCGCGTCAGTCATTATCATCAATCGCCCATATCGGAGCTCAGATACATCCTTATAGTCTCTTCCTTGTTGGAGACCCAAGATTTTCTTGAGATCATTGAACTCTTGATTCCCGGTCAACTGTGCAACTGATGCATCTCGGACATTCTTGCACTTACCCCGAAGTGGGAATACACCATAGTGATCTCTTCCAACTACGGATAGACCAGCGACAGCGAGTGTCTTTGCCGAGTCACCCTCTGTTATGATGAGAGTGCACTTTTTGGATTGATTTGTACCAGCCTTGTTTGCATCATCAAGCTTTGGGATACCTGTAATTTTTGATTTACGGGCTCCACCATCTGTCTTAGACAACTCCTTCATTTCCTTAAACTTTGAGAGTGCCAACAGTTCATCTTGAATACCAGTCTTGAGAGCATTCTTGACAAAGGTCTTATTGGGTGCAAACTTACTCCCAAAGTCTTGCACCTTGGAGGTACACTCAGACTTTACTTGACTGGAAAATGTTGGATTCTCCAGTGTTGCCCGAACAAAGATGTTGAAGGTATTCTTAACTTGTTGGGGCTTCAATTTAATCTTCTTAGCCATCTCATCAATGATACCAGAGGCAAGATGAGAAGCCACATGGTCAACGTGTGTACCACCCTTATTGGTGCAGATACCATTTACAAAGGACACTTGCTCAAGTCCGTTCTCGGATGGTCCTACACAGACAGACCAACGATCAGTGGTAACTGAACATAGATCTGTAACTCCTTCGTGCATCTTGGCATAAGCCTCAAATGTTATCTTGGGTAGAGCTTCACCTTGGAACTTGACTTTGCAGTTAGAGGTTGTGCAAATGTTTGCATCCCAAACACGCTTCTCAAAAATCTTGTAAATGTTAATATCCATATCCTTCATTCCAAAACGTTTCCAATCCGGTGTGAAAGTTATAGACACTGAAGATGTTGCAGCACTGTGCTTAGTTATTTTTGGTGGATGACACATGGTCATGTTGTTAGACCACTTTTGGGTATAGGTCTTCTTTTCTTCACCATCCTTGATGACCACAGAGAATTCCGATGAGTAAATATTCGTTAATTTGGCTCCGTAGCCGTTACGTCCTCCCACAATCCTCTTTTGGTTATCATCATAGTTTGTACTTGTGAGGAGATGACCAAATACAAGTTCGGGATTCCAGATACCCTCCTTTTCATGCATACGAACACTGATGCCTCCGAGAGGTCCATTGTTTTCAATAGTAACTGCACCATTTTCTTTGTCTACAGAGACAGCAATTTGGGTAACATTTTTGGGGTGCAGGGAGTTGCGATCAATGGCGTTGACGAGAATCTCGTCAAAGATCTTGAGCAAGGCTGGTGAATAAGAGATGTTCTTCTTTTGAAAGTTCTTGTTCGTGTTATTCAGCAGCCAATAGGACTCGTGGGTTTTATCCACAGGACCGACATAGGAGTCTGGTCTCTTGAGGACGTGTTCAACGTGGGTGAGCTTTTGAACGCTCTCCATACTTTCTTAGTTTTATTACTACTCAAATCTCTAACTTAGGTTTTTCCTTTACAATTATGACCACCTCCAATCAAGCCGTTATTTACATCATAATGATAATTACAGTACCACTCATCGCAATAAGGACATTGTTTTTTTGGAGTGTCTACCGCGCTACACATATATTGTGATAAACTTGAACATTTGCGTTCTATATTTTTTTTCAATTCCTCTGTCTTTATTTTTAATGCCGCTGCTGCCTGCATTTGACGAAGCAATTCCATACGACGCTCAATCTCTTCTTTACTTAATGGTGAAATCTGCACTTTATCAAGTACACCGAAGTTTCTAATTTCCGGAGAGTAATCCCAATCTAAATTTTCAAACTTATATCGCAAACTTATTCTACCTCCATAATCACATGTTTCTATAGCTTTACCCTTTGGTTGTATTCTACCTACGGATGGTCGGAGTCCTTCCGCTCTAATTATTTCCATTGTTAAATTGGCATCTACTCCCACAGCTCCAACACCACCATCTATCTTAGATACCGTTGCACCCTGGTAAATATACGCTTCATATTGAACCGCTATATTACTACAATTTTCTATAACGATTTTATTACGACATGGTCTTGTGATGCAACATAAAAAGCATTCGGTGACTGATGATAACATATTATCTAACGTTTAGAAACATTTTTTACCACTTTTTCTACAATTTTTATCACTGATACAGCGTAAGAAAACATGTAGAGACATTTAACTGTATGTCTGACATCAAAGGATGGAAGTGGAAGTTTTGGAGATTTCAACTTTACATGTATACGGCATATAGCTTCACAAGTTCTTAAATATTGACCTTCTGATATATGTTCTCTTGTATCATCAACAGTTGACATTATTGTATGTAGATCTTCATCTACTGTCATAACTTAACGTAATAATTTTTCTTTAGATACCTTAAGAGATGTATCTATATCTTATAGCCGCAATTTTCGTGCTGTTTCTGATGATGCAGAACAAGACTCGTGGTATGAACAAGTCGATTGAAAAATTGATTAGACAGTCCGCTCGATATGCCACAGCGGCGCAACAGGACAAATCTCCGGTCATTGCGGTTCTTCACGCAAATTACGCGGCAGCTTATCTATACGCTGTTAAGGATATTGCCAACGAATCTCAAATTCATAATGCCACTGGTATAGATGTGAAGAAGTTCAAAGAGCACGTCACAAATGTTCAGGATATGGTAACCAAGAAGACATCTGAAGAATGTCCAAACTTTGCTGGCGATGTTGACATTTATCTTGCTCAAATTGGTGGTGAAGTGGCATAGAGTACCTAAGTGATTATCAAATATGTTAAAAATCAACTAACAAAATGCAAATAATTCGTGACACTGTTTGGTCTGCCTGCCTCTCCGATGCGACGAGAATGTACCGCCTCGGAGAGCCAAATGAAAAATGCTACAAGTTGGCTGATGCCACTTGGAAAATGAAAATGCGATACAAAAAGATTGAAAATAGGAGAAAAGAGAACTCTTCTATTTTGCTTGATGCTCCACCCAAAGAGGCTGCAGTGGATCAAAGGACAAAACAAAAGATTTGTTGCGCTGTGACAATGGCGGGGAAGCCTTGTAGGTTCAAGGCTGTTGTGGGAGACTACTGTAGGAAACACAAAGTTTCGGATATTGGTATGGGGAAGAAGGTGGATGTAAACAGTCTATTGAGCCAGTTGGACGGAATTAAAATCACTGGCTAATATAAACAATGTACTTAGATCAGGAGACTCTTAGACCTGTAATAATAGCAATGGCTCTTTACCTTGCAATCGGTGTCATCGTTCCCAAAATCGCTAAGAAGCCCACTGGTGTCGGACCCGTTGATGATCTTGTTATGACTATCATGTCTCAGCAGGGTTCTTTAATGAGTGGTGCCATCCTTGTTGGTCTTATTATCTTCGCCACCAACTACATTCAACAGGAACTCCTCTAATATATTTTCTTTCCCAACAAGTTTCTTAGTATGATCGTGGTTCATATAGCGTAGTTTCTTATCGTATGCATCTCTCATGAACTCCAAGAGTTGGTTCGGATTTGGTTTACCCCAGACCATTCCTTTCTTAAACAGAAAGTCATCTTTCTCCAATTCTTGAAGTTCACACTCAATCGTATATGGTGTCTTTACATACTCAGGGCTTCCACCAAAGTTAGTTATAATGACTGGTTTGTTGCGCAAAGCTGCTTCAACTGGACCCATACCCACACCCTCTGATTTTGAAAAGCTTACGTAGCAGTCACAACTATCATGTAGTTTATCCATTTCTTCATCTGAAATCAATCCGTTAATAACTTCAACATTTGGTAAGTTTATTTTAACTTCATTGTTGCATGTGGCTTTTACTACGAGTTTCGCATTTGGTTTATTTAACCTAACAAAAGCTTCCAAAATCCCTCTAAAATTCTTTCTATCATCCATTATATTTCCAATATGATAAAATGTATAGAATGGTTTATTGGGTGGTGGGATGTGAGCATGTATGATAGGAAAATCATTCTCAGGGAACTGTCTGGATAGTACACGTTTACAGAACATACTTGGCACCATAATCTTTTTTGATAGTTCCATTATCATACCGTAATCTTCGTGTACGGTTTCTGTTTCACAAACTGTCATAAATGCTAATTTATTAACACGTGTTTTAGCGTAGTTTGCATACTCAATATGCGATTTGATAGGTAGAAGGAACAGCAGACCGTATTCACTTATGGGTAACTCAGTACCTATGTAGTGGTAAGAGGCATCATCAAAAACTTTCGTGTATTTGAAAGCATGTTGACCAATGCCACTTCCAAGTTGTGGACCGATTATGATCATATTAGGTTTAAAGATAATCTTTCTTTTATATATATTACAATGGACTCTATCCGCACAGAAATTGAAGCTGAGATCAAGCGCGCTCGTCTTGACAAGGGTCGTCTATATGACCTACTTCTAAAGATTATTGATAATGCCGAGACTAATGCTACCACCGATGACGATGTTCCTATACCCCAGGGTGAGAAGAGTGAGAAGGGTGAGAAGGGTGAGAAGGGTGAGAAGGGTGAGAAGGGTGAGAAGGGTGACAGAGGTCCCGTTGGTGCTCAGGGTTCCCAAGGCACTCAAGGACCCCCTGGTGTTTGTAAGTGTACTTGCACCAAGGAGGCTACCAAGCCTGCTCCCAAGGAGGTTGCCAAGCCCTCTGCCAAGCCCGCTGCTAAGAAGACTACTGCTAACACTCCAGCTAAGAAGAAGGTTACATCCAGCGCTCCTTCCACCGTAGTTTAATTTTATCCCAGTGATAATCTCTCCTATCCTGAAGTGTATCCAGGAGTAACGCCAGTTTGAGTTCTGTCTCAACAATCGTTGCTTCACTAAAACCTTTTCCCATATCAACGTAGGCTCCGCATATCTCGTTGTATGTAGGGACTTCTACACAATTTTCAAACTTGTAAATAACTTCGTCTTCAACCATTTCTTGATATTATAACGTCCCTTTTAATATCAAAAATTTATTATACAGTGGGACTTTTATTAACCCACCACATAAAACCTCCAAAGAGGGCTGCTAAAACTGCTACGAGGAGTCCAAATGAGTACTTCTCTTTTGGGGGTTCTGGTGGTTTATCGGGTAACTTTTGAACATTTTGATTGAGGGTGTCTATCTTACCAAGAAGTTTCTCCAACGCTAGTAGAATTTGGAGTTCACGGTTCTTTGGTTTCTCCTTGACGTTCACAGTGGTAATTTCAAGAATCATATACCATCTAGAATCTGGGTGAAGTAACACATAATCGTTGTCATCCTGATTTTCATAAATTTTAAAATTGAGTTTTCTGATAGATATAGGATTAAAAAACGTTTGCTTTCGGTGAAACATCTTTCCTTGTTTATCACGTAGAATCGTAGTTGAATCTTTAGCGAAATGTCTTTCTAAAGGGACACGAGCTAGAATCTGACCATGACGTTCATCAAGTATTTGTGCAACTTTAGGAATATCTGGACATATAACATCTACAAATTTTGATATATTACTTGGAGAAGCACCTGGACTTGCTCCACCAATCTGTGTAATGTAAAAGTCAACCATCTTTATACCAAGTACACGGCTCATATCCTCAATGTGTGTATTTGACTCAAGTTTAAGATCCAATGAAAATACATTATTTGTACCATTTACAAAGTTTGAGTCAATTATAACATATTGTGTTTTCTTTGGTATATCGTCTAATGACATTCTGAAGTATACTGATATAAAAAATAAAGTATATAGTTTACATATGAGAAAACGACCCATACTTAAGCTTAGTGGTATTAAAGGATATTTAGATGAAATTCAAGATTCCGAACGTGGTGATTTCCAAAAAGATGGATACATTATTTGTCGGAATTTAATAAACCCAGTTCTAGCTAGAGTAACAGAGCAATATTGTTTGTTTGAGATGTTAAATGATTTTAAACCAGAATCGCATTCTGGTCAAGTTCCTAATACACATTCTGTTTATGGTGATAGTCTAACAGAGACTCTACTACTCGCCGCTCAACCCATAATTGAAGATTCTATAGAAACGAAATTATTACCATGTTATTCGTATTATAGAGTTTATAAACCGGGTGACATTTTGCATGACCACAGAGATAGACAATCTTGTGAAGTTTCTGCTACGATCACTATAGGGTATAGATATAATGATAAAGACGACAATTATCGTTGGTCCTTACATGGTTACGTGAATGGCGAAAAGCGTTATTTAAATTGCGAACCCGGGGATGCTGTTATTTATAAAGGTTGTGAGTTGGAACATGGAAGAGATCGTTTTGATGTGGGCGAATCTTCGTATCAGGTTCAGGTTTTTCTTCATTATGTTACAGAAAATGGACCATTTGCAGAAAAATATAAATATGACGGCAGACCAGAAATTGGTTGTATAAAAAAGTAAGTTAGTTGTATCGTATGATCCACTTCCCACCAATCGCAAAATTTACAGTAGGTCTTAATTCGACATTGACTACGATTGTTTGGATTGATACATATAAATTGATAAAACCACATAAAAAAAGAAAACATAAGTAGTATATAAAATGTACGCACAGGCTATCATTGGCACTTTTAAGTCCCAGGGTCCTCAATATATCATCAACATATACCGTTGGTTTAAGTCCGCTCTTTACGATGCACCTTATCGTCTCTGGCTCGATATTGAGCTTGAGAGAATTTTGATTGAGAGACACCTAAGTGATCTGGAAGATCTTGAAAAGGAAGACATAAAAATTAACTAATGTCAACTTACGTAATCCCCATCAACGATCTTTTTGCTCGCTCACAGCAGTATCTTGGAATACCAGGACTTGCCACCGACGAATTGAGGATTGCATTTTTGCAAGCTACGAACCCCTTGTGCCGTGACGTACAAGAAATTATTTGGAAAGAAATTTTATATTGTACAGTTCCAGTTGAGCCCCCACCCGCTCCAAAAAAATGTCCAAGATATTACAAGGGATACTCCAATTCTTTACCCAAAAACCTGTTCAATCCCCTGTAAATATGTACGATAAGATGGCTAATTTTCACGTTGTCCAGACGACTAACGAAGTTGGTGAAAAGAGATACATAGAAATACCGAAGAGTTCTTCTAATCTTCGTCGTGAAAAATTGGATTTCATTCTAAAAAAATCACAATCTATGTTGAATAACTGTTTAAAAATACAAAAAACTAATGACGACTTGTCCTATGATATCGTCAATTTGATCGACAGGGTGAGGCAGTCTTTATATAGGAAGGGAGACATCGAAGAAATAGTTGATGATTTCAGGGATATCAAGAAACGAGCTAAAAGTAAAGGTTCTATGTCAAGTTTTGATTTAACAAAGTGGAAAGATTAAAATATATAAGTATAATATAATGGGTCTTCAAGAGGACACAGAATTAGAAGAGAAATTGGAGGAAAAGAGACGAGAGTATTGCGAAGAACACCCAGAGGATGTGTCAGATAGGTGTAAAGATATTCGGGAGGAAGAAGAGAATGCACAAAAAACCCTTGAGGCGGGAATGTGGACAATGATGCTGTCCGGTATATCATCTTCTTTATGTTTCATCGTTACATTCGCTTTCTTGATGATGCGGAAACAAGGAAAAATATAGATAAGGAATAGAATTGTAAAAGAAGTAACAAAGATGTCCTATTCCTGCAAGCATCACGGAGTATTTCAACGACAAGCGTCGCATCGCATCTTTGAGCCATCCCGTGTCCAGATTAACTGTACACACTGCTATCGTCCTAATATCGTAGTCAATACTCATTCTGATTCAGAATCTGATTCTGATTCCGAATACGATCCACGCGATTCTGAGTCCGACTCTGATGTATCTTTTGTTTCAGAAGATGAGTCTGACACTGAGACTGAAGCGAGTGTTTCCGAAGATGAAGGCTCTGAAAGTGAGTCTGAGTCAGATGTTAACATCCGTGAAGTGAAACCTTACCATGGTCAGGGTTTCCGTGTATATTTTGACAGTGTCAAGGATCGTCGTCATTTTATGAGAGCTTTTGGTTTTAACTAACCTAAGTCTAAAAATAAACAAGGATCTTTTGCGTGATAATCCTCATGGACAAGTTCTACCCCCCTCTTAAGATTTTGATTTTGGACCCAGTTGATGAAGATGATGATATTGCTGAAATTGGGTCACCTATTAAAAGAGATTGAAGATACTTAGAAAAAACACGTGTTTTGTGTATAAGATGGAAGATCTCCAAAATGTGATGCGAGTCATAGATAAGAATTCCGATAAGTTACCCGAAGGGGATTATCTTGAATTATGTAATCTATTGAGGAATGTTTTCCGTAATGAAGAACGTAAAGTTGTAAATACCATTTTTAATTATGAAAACTTTGATTTATATGTACCCGGACAACATCCCCGTGTGACGGATTATTTTTTCGATAACTATTTCACTACTTCCATAAATCACGATAGAACGTTTCTCAGATCTCAGATTGCATATTTAGAAGGTGAACTTGAATATAGTAGACCTTTACGGAGAATATCAAAATATGTGAAGCAGGATGCACTTATACATTACTGTTCTATGAATGATATTAATATTGATGAATGTAACGAAGAGTCTCTCAAACAGTATAAGATAAATAATGGAACATACGCAGATGATAGAACTTTTAAGAAGTATATACATACGATTTGTAAAGGGTACATGCATATAGACAATATTTACAGAGTTATGTACTCTAATTTGATTCTCGATAGGATAGAACGACTTAGTGCGTGCTT